ATACATGCTCTGCCAAACTTGGATGCGTTCGTCGTTCTTGAGGAACGGCGTGGCTTCCACCAGCGTGCCGTAAAGCAGAAGCTGTGGAGCGTATTCCGTGACCCAATTCGTCTGCACGCTGTCGTCGAGCAACGGCGGCAATTCGTAATAGAGGATCTCGAAGGGGTAATCTTGATCGGGCGTTGGCGCGATCAACCAGTGGCTATAGTCATAGTCGCTGTAGAAAACAGGCTGGTCGGTGTCGAGCGCGTTGGGCCAGTACGTGCGAATATATTCGTAATCGCGCGTGAACAGGAACTTGCGATTGTCACCCGTTGCGCCCGTGCCGATGTTAATCGACACGGTGTCGCGCCAGCGGTCGGGCTTAGGGTAAACCGATTGCCCAGTGTTGAGCTCGCCCGTCACGACATTGATGAAGCCCTGAACCTTGAGTTCACGAGCAATCTTGCGCTCCGCCAAGTTGATGAGGCGCGGGATTTGCTCGTAAACGACAGCGTCAGACGCGAGTGTCGCGCCGCGCTCAAGGTAGCGGCGGACATCCTGTTGAAGGCTCTCGAAGGTCATCGTCGTGGACATAGGGGCCTCTATACCTGTTTTTTATTGGTTTGGACAGACACCGCCTACAGATATTCGGCGAGGGCAGTTGCAATGCCTGCGAAAGTGATAAGAACGGCTGCGATTTTGCTTTTCTTACCGAACTTCGGCGCGTCTCCGGCCATCGGCAAGATCTTGTTGGTGGCTTTCTTGAGGATCGCCTTTTCGGCTTCCTTCTTCAATACGCTTTTCAAATCCATTGTTCTTCTCCTTAGAGCCAAGTAGCATACTTCTTGGTTTTCAGTTTACGGTCATCGAGGCCGTGAGTGCCCCCGTTGATCCGCTTCGTCAGTGCGAGGATCGCAGCGTCGTTGATGCCTTGGTCGCAGATCGACCAGAGCTTGTTTGCGTCAAAGAACCACAGGGCGCTTTCAAAGCCGAGTTCGGTAGCGACGAGGTCTGGGTTGTCCAAAATCTCTTGTTCGCGCCCGATATACTTACCGAATGCGCGGTAGTTGTTCTTGCCAGTGAGTTGGAGGGGACCTCGGCCTTTGTACAGAAAACCTTCGCCCGACGCTTCGTCACCATTGCCCATGCGATTGGCATAGACACGGTTGGCAATCTTCATCGGCTGACGCTCGTAAGCCTTAGCCAGCGCATCGGTCGGAAAGTACTTTCCGAAGATGCCGCGCAGACCCTTTGCGCCGTAGTTCAGGTTCTCGCTGAACGCTTTGAAGTTGCCACTCTCGTGCGCGCATTGAGCAAAAAAGTGGGCAGCGCGGTTCTTGTTTAGCTTGAAGTAGGATGCGGCGGCCTTCAGCGTGCCGGGGCCGAAAGCCCCGTCAGCCGTTACGCCAATCTTCTTCTGAAGTTCTATCATGCTCATTTGCCAGCACTCCGCCAATCAGGGAAATCAAGTTCATCGACTACGCCGTCACCGTTGGCGTCATAGCGCATATCGTTGCGATACTTTTCCCAAGGCTCCATGTCATCGTCATCGTCGTCTTCGTCGATAAAGACGGTGGCTTGCGGATCGTCGTATGTTTTTGGTGCCATCTCTGCCGTCAGGTCGAGCGGCGGCAGTGGTGCTGGCGCAGGCTCTTCTGGCTCAGGGTCGTTGCGGTCTTCAGGCGGCGGTGGGACCAGCTCACCCTTCATACCCATCAACGTGGCGTAGGAGCCAGCCACAGCGCCGACAACCGAGGTCATGACATAGCTGAGGAGGCCGAAGACGTCCTTGTTGTCGATAATCTCGTTCGACACGAACAGGCCTGCGATCATGGCGATGGTAATCGTGCAGATGACAAATGCCATCGTGCGAGCAGCCAACAAGAGCGCCTTGATGCGCGCATCCATTAATTTATCTTCCATCATCAGTCCTTTCCGGCCAGCGGGTTCGCCAGCGTCTTTTGAATACGTTCGGCAGTCTCAGCCTCAAGTTCCTTGATGCGACGCTGCTGCTCCTGATCCTGCTGACGCAGTTGCTCTATGACAGCGCGCTGCATCGCCATGTTCTGCGCATCGCTGTTTCTAACGCTGCTCGACACCGCGTCAACCGTCTGGCGCGTGCCACTAACGCTGCTGGAAATGCTGCCCGTCATATAATTTAGGGCTTCGCTGTTAATCTTGGTCAGACGCTCGACACTCGTGACGCGCTCATCCAGCACCGAAATGCGTCCTTCAATGGCAGACAGGTCAGGCGGCACATAAGCCGCTGTGACTTCCTTCATAGTCAGGAACTGCTGGTACACCTGAAAGCCAGCCCAGAGGCCGCCGACAATGGTCGATATAGCCGCGAAGATAATGGCAATCTTGCCACTGCTCAGGCCACCAATCTTAAAACTGAAGCCGCTCTCATCAAAGGCGACCTTGGGTTCCTCATCTGTACTGCTCATCTACCATCTCCTGCCAGCGGGCATCATTCGTCTGCATCAGTCGATACAATTCAAAGTTTGCGTCTTGCAGCCTACGTCGGCTGTATATATCACGAATTGCGTAAAAGTCAGCCCTATCTTGCAGGGATGTCTGAGTGTACGCAGCGAAACCCGGCACGGCCCCCATTTCATTGATGGTTTCCGATTGGCCTTCCGACATCTCGTTTTCTGACTTTTCAGATGAGGCGGTTGCCGCAGCGGGCGCGGCGTTGCTTTGACCGCCGACGCTGTTCAGAATTTCAAAGGTATTAGCCATCGAAACAGGGCTGCCCACTGATATGGCGGCGTCGAGGGGTGACGAACCAAGGCCGACACCGCTGCCGCCTGCAACGGAAGCACTCGACCCAAAATCAACGCGCATTTGGAAGCCAGCAAAGCCCTGCACCGATTGTGCGTTGCCTTCAAAGGCCGACGCTTGGCTGGCCTGTTCGGCCTCCTCGAAGAAGGCCGATTGCTGCGCGCTCTCCTCAAGCGCCGTAGCATTTGCTTCTTGCTCCGCGCCCGATGCGTCTTGGCTTTCCAAAGCGTTCTCTGCGCCTTCCAGCGACGCCAAGGTTTCACTGGCTAAAGTTTCTTTATCATCTTCGGGGCCTTGCGCCGCCAATGCAGCCAATTCTTCAGGCGAAAGGCGCTCGTCATCAAGATCTTCTAAATCCTGTTCCGACACCAGTTCTTCGACGGTGTCGTCTTCGACCGCCTCTTCAACGGCAGCCTCCTCAGTTTCGGCGTCAGCTTCGAGCGATACTTCGGCAGTCTCCAGCGCCTGTTGCGCCTCTTCAATCTCCTGCTCGGCCACATCTTCCATCTGCACTTCTTCCTGCGGCGTCTGCTCGACTGAAGCAACGGCAGTGTCCGATGTGCTTTCCGTAGGATCAGGTGCGCCGACATCGATGGCTACGGATGCCGGTGGGCAAGTGGGGTCCATGGGCGTTGCGTTGCAGTCAACAGGCACAACCTCTGGCTCGGGCGCAATCCACGACAAGAGGCCCGACTGGTTCTGAAGGAACTGCGCGTTGCGCCCGTAGAAGAGCGGGATGTTATCGTCGGCAGTTGGGCCGGTGAGGCCCGCAGTAAAGTCGCGGTAGCCAGAGAAGCCCAGATTGCCAAAATTCAGTTGTATCTTACCGTCGGCAAAGAGGCCAATCTCGAAGGTGCTGCTGTTGTTCGTGCCATACTCGTTCACGCCATACCAGCCGAATAGGATCGAGCCGTCGTCGCGGCGATAATATGGGTTGCCAGTGTAGCTGATTAGGTCTGACCAGTAGGCGTAGATTGTGTTGCGCTGCGCCATTTCGATAGGCTGACCATTGCAGCACAGATGCGCGCCGCTCTGGAACGACACAAAGCCATTGCTCGAAACCCACGCGTCGGTGAACGTCTGGCCCCAATACTCAAATTCAAAGCCAAGGCTGACGTTCCGCGTGCCATCGTCACCCAGATTGAGGGGCGTCATTGTGGTAGGCGCGCCGTTGATTTGCGGGGGGATTAAGGCAGGCTCATAGGTCTGCGCAGCCGCAGATGTACTGACCAGCAATGCAGCCAGTAAAGAGATTAGACGCTTAGTCTGCGTCGGGGCGGCGGTCGGCATTTTCTTCCCATGCCGCTGTCGCAGCCTCACCGATTGCGCCCATGAACGGGCAGGGCGTACCAGCCATCTCCATCGCCCTGAAGACACGGGTGTCTTGGCACAGGAGGCTCACAGCAGCCACGCGCATACCCATGTCGTACAGGGTCTTCGAGAGCTTCATCCGCTCACAGTTTTGATCACGCACAGTGCGCCCAGCGGACAGGCCGATGATTTGCGTCTGCACAGCGCCAGACTGGCCGGTGGTGCAGAGGTCTTGGCTGTAGGACATCATGCTCGGCGCGATGGCGCTCGGAGGCGGTGACTTGATGTTCTGATCGATAACCTGCCGAGAGACGTTCTCGCTATAGCTTTTGCTGTCGGAGACGTTGACGTTGTTGTTCTGGTTGACGTTGTTCGTCGTGCTGTTGATTGTCGAGTTCGACGTGTCGTTGTTGATGTTCCGGTTGGTGTTATCGGACCTGCTATTCACGCTCTGGTTGATCGTGCTGTTGCTCGTGTCGGTATTGATGTTCCGGTTGACGTTATCCGACGTGCTGGTGTTCTGGTTGATGTTCGTCATCGTGCCAGAATTGACGTTGGTGTTCTGGTTGATGTTCGTCATCGTGCCAGTATTTTGGTTGATGTTCGTGTTCGTCGAGACGTTATTGTTCGTGTTGACCGACGTGCTCACGTTATTGTTGTTGTTCGTGTTGACCGATGTGCTGGCGTTCACGTTGTTGTTCGTGTTGACCGACGTGCTCGTGCTGGTGTTCACGTTGTTGTTCGTGTTCGTGTTCGTCGACGTGCTGGTGGAATTGTTGTTGTTCGTGTTGGTGGACGTGTTGGTGGACGTGTTGGTGTTGTTCGACGTGCTGTTGGTCGTCGTGTTGTAGATATACTCCGTCGGAGCCACCGACACGGGAGCAGTCTGCGCAAACACGAGAGAGGCCGCGCTGGTGGCGGCCACAAAACCAAACAGAAACCGTTTCATCATCGATCCGCCTTATTATCCAGTTTGTCCTCAATCCGGCGGAGGTGCATCATCACCTCGTCGAACTTCTTGTCGATGGCGTTGAACTTCTCGTCACCAAAGCCAAGACGCGCCTCAAGCAACGTCAGACGGCTGTTGAGGTTCACCCATACGGTTATCAGGCCCCCGATAAAGGTCAGCACGGTCACGAGGGTATTGATGTCGAAGTTCATTTCAAGTTCCGTAGCTTATACACCGCCGACAGATACACTTCTGTGACACCGTCAATTAAATTAGCCACTGCGCGGTTGCCCTGACAGATGTCTTCGTGATGCTCTTCAATCCATGCCGCGTCGGCCTCAAGCAGCTTCAGCACGTCGCGTTCAGACACATCGGGAGCGGGTATGTTCCCGATGATGCTGAACGCGCCTTGGTAGGCTTCTACGAGACGGTCGATTGCGTCGATGACGTCGTCGTAGAAGCGGCCCAATGTCTTGTGCTTTGCGAAACTACCATCACCCTTGGCGCGCCAGTGCTCAAAGTGCGCCACGTTGCGTGCGTAGAACACGCGGCTGATGAGTTCCTCGATCATGTTACGCGCCGTTCGGAGCGAGCTGGGCGTTTGCCTGCTCCATGATCTTGCGCAGCATCGGGTCGGCTATCTTGTGTGGCAGCTCCTGCAATGCGGCGAGAACGAGGTTTATGTCGTTGACGGCCAGTTCCAACTTTACAACTGGTTCCTGTGGCGCAGCCTGCGCCTGATTGTCTACATCGAGATGGTCCAATTCGGGGTTCATATTCTGTCTCCTTTAACTAGCTGGTGGTGTTGGGGTTGGTGTGGGTTCTTCCCACGGGAAATCGCCTTCAGGAACGTCCACTACAGGGTCTTTCTCTAGGGCAATTTGCTTGTTGATCTGAGCATCAACGTGGTCTTTGTAAGAACCAACGACGACGGCCTGTATCCAACCAAGGACGTCAGCCTCGGTCAAATCTTCATAGGGGATGAACGTAGCAGGGTCTACGCTGGAAAGCGGGAAAGGCGTAGCGCCGCTAAACGTGCCGCTGTCGCCATCTTCGTCCGTGCCGGTGCAGGTCCATGTGGATTGCACGACGACGTTGTCGATGCTGCCATCTGTGGTTTTCTTCAAGGACGTGATCGCCCAAGTGTACGTAAGTGCCATATTACTTTCCTTCCAATTCGGCCACGCGGGCTTCAAGTTCCTTGATTGCTTCTATTAATACACCAACAAGGTTACCATAGGCAACAGAGAGCGTGTCGTCGTCACCCGTGCCTTGATGGACCACTTCAGGTATAACTTCCAACATCTCCTGCGCGATGACACCGACGTTACGTTTCTCAGTGTCGATGCGGGTATACCGCACGCCGCGCATTTTACCGACGAGACCAAGCGCGTCACCAATGGTCTCAACGTCCTTCTTGAGGC